AGAGATTCGATTATGGTCTCAACTTAAAAAAGAAAATGATGATGGCACATTTGATAAGCAAGATGTTAACCAACATCAATTAGAATCATATCATAAAATAATGATTAATAGAAAAAATACTTTAACTCAAGGATCAAGTCAGCCAGAAGTGTTTAACGTACTTGGCCAGTTACAAACTATAGAACGTGTAAAGAAAGAGAAGGCACAACTTGAAGGTACCAAAAGAGAAGCTTTGTCTCAGGAATCGAAACTTGGAGCTAAATCCGAGTAATCAGAGACAATCTCCTTTATATAAAAAGATAAGAGATCATATTAAGAAAACGGGATATATAATAAATCCATTATTAGTAGTTGAAGATGGGGATAGGTATAAAGTTGTCTACGGTAACAATAGATATTTATCAGGACTTGAATTAGGTTTTACAGAATTTCCAATTCAAATATTGAAAAATGATGAAGTTCCAACTATAAGAGAAGCAGCTAAAAGCTACACAGAAATTAATTTAGATGAAATTTAATTTTATATTTTTAGGTCAATCAGTATTAAAGTATCAAGTGCCATTTGATATTTATGTATCAATAAATCAAATCTATGAATCTAAATTTAAACAATTAAAACCTGCTAATCAACAGTTAGTTGGTAAAATTAAAAATGAGCATAGTTTGTTTTATAATGGTGAAGATCAATCTAAAATGCAAACACATAATTTACTGCCACTAACTATTTTAAAATGGTTTGAAGGATGTTATAGACATTATTTAGATTGGAATAAGATAAATAAATATCAAATACATATGAATTCTATTTGGGTTAATGAAATGAAAGAACACGAATATAATCCAGTACACGTTCATCAAGGAACCTTATTTACAGGGTTATCTTCTGTTATGATATTAAAATTACCAGAGAGTTTTGGTGTTGAATATTCATCAAGTGAGCATCCACAAAATGGACGATTACAAATATTAGGTTCTGCATCTGGACAATTTTCACATATAGACTATCAACCTGAAATAAAAGAGAGAGACTTTTATATTTTTCCATATGATATGAGGCACTGTGTGTATCCATTCAATGGACAAGGTTATAGAAGAACATTAGCTGCAAATTGTGATGTAGATTACAACCCAATTCAAAACAGAGGAGTATCTTAATGTACGAAAATAAAATTATAACAGAACCTAAATGGAAGAGTTGGATTATTGAAACCAATACTCCACTACTCACACCAGAACAGTGTAAAATGGTTATTGATTGTGGGAGAAGTCAGCCTCCTCAACAAGCACAAGTAGGTATGGGAAGACCTGAAGGTGGTGGTGTTGATACTAATAAAAGAGTGACTACAATTTCTTGGATCCCTTTTCAAGTATTACCACAACTGTATCAAACACTAGATACCTTTATACAAAAAGCTAATTTAAATCATTTCGGATTTGATGATATTAGAATTACAGAACAAGCTCAATTTACAGAATATCCAGAAGGTGGATTTTATGATTGGCATATGGACACTGATGTTGTAGGTGCACACGAACCACCTGTTAGAAAAATATCAATGACTTTATTATTAAATGATCCATCAGAATTTGAAGGAGGACATTTAGAATTAATGAGTCCTGGTAAATTTAAACCAATGAAACAAGGTCACGCAATTTGTTTTGCATCATTTTTAAATCATAGAGTAAATAAAGTAACTCGTGGAGTAAGACAGTCTTTAGTAGTTTGGTTTGGAGGTAAACCATTTAAATGATTAAAGAACAATTTTTTCCAACAACTATTTATGCAAAAGACATACAAATAGATAATAATCTATTAACCAATGTAATTGTAGATATGTCTAAAAAAGATCCAGGTGTTAAGAAAACAAATATGCACGGTTGGCACTCTAAAAATTTAGATGCATCTAATAAAGAATTTGAGCCATTAATTAATGAATTATACAATATGCAAAATGAAATATATCAAGAAGAATGGTTAGATCGAAAACCTGTGTTAGGTAATCTGTGGGCTAATCTAAATCCTCCAGGTGGATATAACAGACCTCACATCCATCCTAATTGTTTATGGTCTGGTGTGTATTATGTAAAAGCTGAAGAGAACTCTGGTAAATTAGTTTGTAATGATCCAAGACCAGGAATACAAATGAATATGCCTATTAGGAAAGAGGGGCAACCACCGCAACATTTATGGAGAGAATGTCATCTAGCACCTATACCAGGAAGAATAATAATGTTTCCTGCTTGGTTATGGCATTGTGTTGAACCTAATAATAGTAATGATATAAGAATATCAGTTTCATTTAATTTTATACAGGAGGGTTTTAGTGTTTAATAAATATCAAGTTATCAAAAAAGCAGTTAGTTATGAACTCGCTAATTTTGTATTTAATTATTTTTTACTTAAAAAAGATGCAGCTAAGTTTATGTATGACAATAATATCATACACGATAATGGTATGTTTGGTACTTGGACTGATCAACAGATACCTAATACCTATTCTCATTATGCAGATCCTGTAATGGAAACTTTATTAGTTAAAATGTTACCAGTAATGAAACAACATACAGGTTTAGATTTAGTTCCAACTTATTCTTATGCAAGAGCTTATAAAAAAGGAGATACTTTACATAGACATAAAGATAGACCTAGTTGTGAGATATCTACAACATTAAATTTAGGTGGTGACCCTTGGCCTATATTTATTGATGGTACGGGTGCAGATTCTGTTATTAATGAAAGACAAAATTTAGTTAAACCTGATGCTCCAAAAGGTGAAAAAGTATTACTTGAGGTTGGAGACATGTTAGTGTATTCTGGTTGCGAATTAGAGCATTGGCGAGAACCATTTGAAGGTAATGTATGTGGACAGGTATTCTTGCATTATAACCATGTAAATGGGCCATTTGCTGAAAAGAATAAGTTTGATGGAAGACCAATGTTAGGACTACCATCATTCGTAAAATAGTATTATAATGCCTAAGATATGCTACAAAAAATTCAATTTAAGCCAGGTTTCAATAAACAAGCAACTCCTACCGGCGCTGAAGGTCAATGGGTAGACGGAGATAATGTTCGATTTAGATATGGTCAACCTGAGAAAATAGGGGGTTGGTTAGAATTAGATGAGAAAACATTAGCGGGTCCAGTTAGAGATCAACATACTTGGACAGATATAGAAGGTCAAAAATACGCAGCTTTAGGTACATCTAAATTATTAGTTATTTATTATGAAGGTACTTTTTATGATATTACACCTTTAGATACTCCATTAACTTCTTGTACATTTGATTCTACAAATGGATCTAATATTGTAACAGTTAATAAAACAAGTCATGGATTAGCGGTTGGGGATTATATTATTTTTAGTGTATTAAGTTTACCGGGATCACCTTCAACAAGTTTTACATCATCAGATTTTGAAAACACTTTTGAAATTACATCAATAGTTAGTAATGACGAATTTACTATTACCATGCCTACTACAGAAACCGGTACTGGTATGACTGCAGCAGGTTCTGCAACAGTTACACCTTACATTACTATTGGTCCGGTATTTGAAACAGGAGCATTTGGTTGGGGTACAGGTAACTGGGGTATTGAAGAGTGGGGAACTGCAAGATCAACTACTCAAGTAACACTCGATCCAGGTTCCTGGTCACTTGATAATTACGGCCAGTTGCTAGTTGCAACAGCTAGAAATGGTGGAACATACACTTGGAATCCAGGAACTGGAACTGCATTAAATACAAGAGCAACAGTTGTTAGTGGTGCACCAGAAAAATCATTAATGAGTTTAGTTTCTGATAGAGATAGACATCTATTTTTAATGGGAACACAAACTGATTTAGCAGATTCAACATCACAAAATAAAATGTTTATTAGATTTTCAGATCAAGAAAATATTGGAACCTATGCTCCAACTGCAAACAATACAGCAGGTACATTTTTGCTTGACCAAGGAAATGAAATTGTAACAGCAGTTCAAGGTAAAGATTATATCTTAGTGCTTACGGATCAAGCTGCTTATCAAATACAGTTTGTAGGTCCACCTTTTACATTTACAATAAGACAAGTTGGTTCTAACTGTGGATGTTTAGGTCAACATGCAGCAGTCTATGCACAAGGTGCAGTCTTCTGGATGGGATTTGGTGGAGGCTTCTTTATGTTTGATGGTACAGTAAAACAATTGCCATCACTCGTTGAAGACTTTGTATTCACAACTCAAGGAGATGCTTTAGGAATTAATTATGCTGCAAATCAAATTGCGTATGGTTATCATAATTCACTATATAATGAAGTGGGTTGGTTCTATGCAGCGAGCGGCTCGCAGCAAATAAATAGGAATGTTGTTTATAATTTTATAGAAGAAACTTGGACAGTCGGTTCTTTATCAAGAACAAGTTATTCTGATGCACATACTTATGATTTACCTTATGCGACAGAATTTACTGTTAATGGTACACCAACATTTCCAACTATTAATGGGGTTACTAATACTTATGGATCAAGTAAGTATTGGGCTCATGAGACTGGTAATAATGAATTATATATTGATGGTACCTCAAATGCTATTACTTCTTATATTGTATCTGGAGATTATGATTTAGATGCACAACAAGGATTAGCAGGAGATGGTGAAAATATTATGAGAGTGTCAAGATTTATTCCTGACTTTAAAAACTTATCTGGTAATGCAAAAGTAACTTTAAGATTTAGAGATTACC